TTATGCGACATGCTTTTTGCCTGGCTCGATAGCGTTCGGGGCCACCGTTTCGCGCCATCGAGCTTTGACGTATGTCTCTGTCGTGGCTTTCTGTTGGTGGCCGCATAGCATTTGGATACGTTCTATCCTTTCGCCAGATAGCCACATGTCCGTTGCGCCTTTGCCCTTCAAGTCCCTGAACCCAAAAGATGGCATGTTCTCCATCCCCTGGCGCTTACGAGCCTTTGCTTGGGCGCGGGTGAGCATGGACGTTATGCCACTATAGGTGTAGGCATTACCGTCAGCGGTGTGCACGATGGGTTGATGCAACACGGGGTTAGGGCCGATGGCCTGCTCGATCAGCTCCAAAAGCCTGCCAGTGAGTTCGATCTCCAAGACCTGGCCCGTCTTGTTCTGAGTTACCCGCAACACCCTTTGCTCACCTCGCCGCCGGACGTTTGCGGCTGTCCAGCCAGTCATGTCGCTTTCGGGGCGTTGCAGCGTGCGGTACACCAGCTCCATCATCAGACGAACAGGGGCGGGGGCGCAGTCATAGACGGTCAAGTACTCTTCGTCGGTGACGTATCTATCTCTGGGTCTTTCCGTATTACGCTGAATGCCGCTTGCCCGCATGCAGGGGTTGACCTTGAGGGTAGTCTTGCCCTTTCGGATGAGCCAGGAGATGCATGCGGAAAGGCAGGCCCGCTCCCTGTTGGCCCGTACGGCGCGCTGGGCTCGCTTGCCTTCGTCTAGGTATAGCTGCACCAGCTCAGGCGTAACAGCCTCCGGCGTCCGTTGGCCGAAAAAAACCTTGAGTTCGACAACGTTCTTCCAGTAGTCGTTCCGAGTGCGTTCGGCCAAATCCTTCGACGCCACTCGGGCGTCACAGTCCAACAAAAACTCATCCAGCCAATAGGCCATCGTGCCATAGTCTTTGCGGTCGCCGTTGTATATAGCGGCTTTTCGCTTGGCCTCGGTTACGTCAGTGCCTACCTTCTCCCATCGTCCGTCGCGATGTCTGTACCAGAATTTATTCCGTCGCCATGCTAACCGAGTGCCTGCGAGATTTAGCGGGTCATCGCCCGCGCGCCGCCGCCCCATGTCCGTTTCTCCTGTTTTGCCAATGATGCCGCAGGGCTATCACGTCGGCGGCTGGTGTGGATATTGGCACCTCGACGAGCCTAGGTGCCGGTTGTTCTGATGTCATTACGCGGTCGAAATCGGCACGAGCTACCAGCGGACGACCGTTGGGTTTTGCTCGTGCGTTCAGGCCGAGCCGCTTGAGGTGCCTCATCTGAGCCGCTGGCTGCGTGAGTGGTGTGCAGATATTGGCGATTTCCTCGTCGGTGAGGTATGGAGGGGTAATCATGCGATCTCCAAAACAATGCCCGCGTTATGCGGGCATCCAAGATTTTCTAGTTGTGTCGAGCAAGCGCTCGATGATGTCTGTGGTCATGCGGTATTCTGGAATGAATGGACTACGATGGTCTCAACATCAGCTTCGAGTGACTACCATGAAAATATGCGAACTTTGCCGGGAGTTGGACGGTAAGCCTGCCGCAGCCAAACCGCACTCTTCCCTTCTTCTCCATCACGGCACTGCTGCTGACGTTAGGGGTGAGAGTCCGCTTAAGCGTTGGAATTATCATTGTTCTGATTGTGATACGGAGATGTGGAGAAGCGTTGACGGTGGCGATTTCGTCGGAAATTGGAGGGCGGTTAATAACTAAGCGCTGTGCGTCTGTTGTTTCCCAGTCTCTTGCAGGGTTAGGGCGGCGTCAACAGCGCGGATATGTCGCTGCTGTTCCCGCTTACAGATTTTGATGATCTGTTGGGCGGCCTCGTTTGACAAAGGTTCGTAGAGGCATCCGCCTTCGAGAATTGCTATAACGGCTCCGAATACGGTTAGGTCGGTATGCGCGTGCATGGCCTTCTTGATTGCAGGCATATTCATTCTTTTCCCGGTTTCTGCGCCGCCAGCGCGCTGTACCTCTTCACTTCCGCCTTCGCCGCCTCAAATGCAGCTCGCTCATTTTTTCCCAACAGGTCATACAGTGTCGGGTTTAAGAAACTCACCACTGACCGAAGCGCACTGAGGTAATCCGCGCTGTCCGCAAAATAGATCGCGGCGACCGCTGAATGGCAGGCTTCTGCACGGTCCAGGTCCGGCAAATCGTCCGCACCCTTTGCGGAATCCTCACCATCCTCCCAATTCAGACATCCGCCGGTAAGATACTCACCGACCACGCGGGTTTTGCCGTCGTTGGGGGGGGCGTCTTGCGTACGGTCGTGTTCAATTGCCTTGTTCGGATCCATCGTGCGCCAGTCAGGCCATGCGCGGCCCTCATTCTTGGTCTGTTTGGCAACAATGGCGTCGATGATCTCCTGCGGCGTAGCACCGCTGCGCCATGCGCCATCAAGCGCCAGAATGATCACGTCCACCCATTCGCGTAAGTCGCCGGGGTCGGATTCGATTTCTCTTAGCTCCTTCCGAATGTGGTCGACGACCCCTTTGGCGCGGGAGCCGGGGCCGAATGTGCGCCCAGACCATTCTCGTTGCCGGTCAAGGTGGGCACAAAAATCGAATGCATCAGCGCTTGCCTGGGGTTTGCCGCTAATCAACGTGAGGAATTCTTCATCAGACCACAGGCCAGCTATTGCATCTTCAATAAGCAGCCGCTCAAACTCAGTGGGGGTGTGATCGCCCTCATCGGCGCGCAGTTCGTACATGTCTAGGTACTCGTCCACAGCGGCGTCTATAGCTCGCCAATCACGTTTTGTGGGCTCAGCTGCCTCGGGCTTTCCAACTGAATACGTGCCGTCAGGGTTAAAGTGCGCTGTTGTGTCGCTTTTATTGAAGGTCATGCTGACACTCCTGTTAGGGTGGGGTACGATCAATCTCCTAATTGGGAGACAGGTATGAACGGAAGCAATGAGGCTGTGCACGGAGAGTCTGGGCAGCAAAGCGCTGAGTTTGCCGCCGACACCCAAGCGGTACAGTTGATCAAAATGAAGGATCTTCGGAGCGCGGAGCTAAATGCAGAACTGTTAACTCAAATCGCTGAGGGCCTACGTTCCATCCAGCCGCAGATGAACGAGTTCCTTGATAATTTTTCTAAGGCTGTACAAGGGGCTCGGCAATGGTGGCGCTCGAATGGCCCACAAATTAAGGCAGCTATTGAGTGGCTTATATCGATTGATTGGCCTGCCGTTCTTAGCGCTATCCCTGAAACGTTCAGAAGGGCAATGGTTCGGGCGGCTGCACACGGATGGTTTGTGGGGTGGAACGACACGGCCCAAGAAGTATTCGACCTTACAGCAAAAATAAACTCGGCCGCAGATGCCGATATAGACGAAGTCCTTGCGACTCATTACCGGGCTCGGGTGCATGCCTATGGCGCGGAACTGTGTGCTGCATATCCCCACCGTGCCAAGCCAATTAATGCCGCCGTTTCCGTCCATCGGAGCCCCGACAGCGACGGCTTCTTCCTTTCAGTGCCCGTTTTTCTTGCCCAAGCGGATGGGGTTCTTCATGAAATTACTGGCTGTGAATCACCTATGTCAAAGGTAGGAAAGGCCGGCGCCAAGAGGATTAAAGCCGCGCCATTTTTGGAGTCTAATGCTGATGACTCCATGATTGCTTTTGGGGCACTAGAGCCAATCTTGGACATTATTCATTCACGGCTTTTGATGTCGAGTAGCGAACGAAGTGAAACGCAACGAATGACGGGAACGTCGTTTAGCTTCCTAAATCGTCACCAGGTAATGCATGGAGAGTCTAGCGACTACGGGAGCGAGGTTAATAGTCTCAAAGCGTTTACGCTCCTGACCTTTATTGGATTGCATTTGCCACTGGCGATGAAGCATAAGTAGAAATTGCCCTTGCGATACACCAACGCAGACGCCTCCCGGGTCCGGCACCACTTCGATGTGAATCGGTTCTTGTTTGGGGGGGGCGGTGTTCATGCTTCTGTCTCCTCGGGAGAGTTGATCGTCTGTTGAGGTGAGGGCTGCTTGGCTTCAGCGCGTTTGCGGTCGCGTTCAGCCTGTCGGGTGCGGGCAGTTTCTACGGCTCCATGGGCTGACAGCAGCGCTAAGAGTTGGTCCGTGTCCACTTGGATCGATTCGGGCGCTACGCGACCTTCCTGTCGATCGAGCAACGCCGCTTTCTGATTGGGTGTTAGCCCGCTAATAAAGGCATCGACCTGAAACACAAGCGGAACGACGACCTTTTTCGGCAGCGCCCGTCCATGGATGGTGCTAGAGGTGACTTTCGTTTTTCCTGCGGCTTTGGCCTGCGAGACCTTACCGCGAAGGAACTCGCCAGCTTGGGTCCCCATCTTGCGTACGGCTTCGATGGCAACCTCGGCGGCAACCTGCCCCAACCTCACCAACTCTTGGACATCCGGCTCCGCATCCGCGAGGACCAGATAGTTCTCGACGTGGGTACGGCTGCAATGGACCAGGGTCGCGATCTCATCACTATCCAGTCCCATCCCTCGGAACCGCTTAAAGCCCTTGGCCGCTTCAAGGGGGCGCAATTGAGCGTTCTTGTTGCTGGTGAAGATGCGCGCCTGCCGGTCCAGCTCGTTGCCACTGAATCCGACTATCGACACCCATTCAATCGGAGCACCTGCGGCAATGGCACGTCCGATGGCATCGTATCGGCGGTGGCCATCTACGATCTCGACGCCAGACCCATCGGGCAGCGGCACGACTTCCAAGGCAGGTAGCGTGCCGCCAGCCAGGATATAAGCAGTCAGGTCCTGAATTCCGGCTTCGTACTCGTCGTCAAGGTCGCGAAGGTTGAAACCGGCTTTTATGCGAATGTCGCTGTATCGGGCTTTCATCGCATCGGCGCGCTTGATCGTCTTGCTGTCGATCATTGACCGGAACGATGCGGGCGGGGTCGGATGGCTGCTCATGCTGTGGCCTCCTCGGTGGGCGCAACGGGTTCGGGCAGCTTGTCGTCCGTGAAAGTCGCTTTACTTTCGTCATGCTGTGCCCAAGCGGGCTTCGTACGCGTGGCCTTTTCGCTCTTGAACGGCATCACGATGCCAATGAAGCTTTCGTCCTTCATGTAAGGGAACACCAAAGCCGCGCCGTCGCCGTTCTGGGCGATCTCAACGCTGGGGAATCGATGCCCAGAGCCCAGTCCAAAGAACACACGCGCAGCCGATTGAAAGTCTTGCAAGTACTTGGGATTGAGGTCAGCGGCCACCCCTGATACGGAATCGGGGATAACTTTGCGCCAGACCGGATAATTGGCCGGAACAGGGGTGAAACTGATTTCGACTGCCCACTTGAACAGCGGAATCGACCACTTTCCATTTTCCTGAAAGGTCGCGGGGATGGCCCTCTGATTCCGTACAGAGCCGTCGATGATGCGTTGCAAGGCATCTTCAGGGATGATGAGGTTGATATCGTCCTCAATCTCATTGATGGCCGAAGAGCGCAGCGCGATCAGTCGATGTCCGTCAGTTGCGACGACAATCGTTTGCTCTTTGGTTGCCTCGACATAAACGCCGTTGAGGTAGTAGCGGATATCACTCTTGGCTTTGATTAAGCTTGCTGCTTTCAATGCAAGGTGATCGATAAGGATGGTCGGTTGGGTCATTTCGATCCTTGGGGGCGAAGGAATCTGCCTGCGCCTGGGTGGCCTTTCCAAATCTTGCAGACGATGGTGATGCTCACGTCGAATTGCTCAGCGAGCACTCGGGAAGGCAGAACACCGCGCATTGCGGTGATGTAGTCGATGTGTTCGTCTTGGAGTGGTGCGCCCTTGGGCGGAGGCTCCGGTATGGCGAACTCGGGATGAATGATTGGCGTCGGGGGCGGTATCGGTGGAGTCCATCCCAGCATGTCCCGAACGATGAATCCGATTCCGTTCATGGTCAGAAGCCTGCCCCGCGTCCAAGCCAGGGCAGCACCACGAGATAGAGGACGACGAACAGCAGTGCCCCGAGCCATGCGCCGAGCGGTATGCGGTCGTTGTTGTCCCAATTGCCTCGCCCTGCATGGTCTTTGGGCGCGATGAAATCCACCAGCCTATCTACTACCTTGGCGGGCGAGATTCGCTTTCGATTCGCGTACGGGGGCGCGATAGCGGTGAGTGTTTTCATATCGGTTTCCAAGGATCATTCGCCGCGTGGCGGCGGGTGAAGTAGTCTCCGAGGGGAGCCAGGACCAGCAGCACGAGGGCGAGCAGGGCCAGTCCCCAGCAGATAGCGGGGATGGATAAGGTCATGGGAAACGGCGCGGGGTGCGCGAGGGAGGGTGTAGATTGAGCGCTTTAAGCTAGTAACAAAATGCTATAAAGGCCTGTGGTCCTTCGTCCTAGTTGGTGCCAACTCAATTAAGAGAGTGATAAATGAGAACCGTATTGGTAGGTGTTGCCGTAGCGTTGGTGGCAGTTGTCCAGTCGTCCCATGCAGCTGAAGTCAGGATTCCTCGGAGCATGCAGGGAGACAAAGGGAAGTACTATCTTTTGGAGCGGTCAACGAAGGGCGGGATCATCACCGCGGTGTCGAGGCGCGACGGTGTTGATAGTGTTGTCTTTACTCGCACCGAGACCAACTGCAAAACCAAGAAAATGCGGGTCTTGGGAGAAAGCGAGACGTCGGTCCGCGACATCAACAATAATTCCACCAAGTGGTTTGATCTAGTCCCTGGTTCGAGCAAAAGCGATTTGTTCAACTATCTATGCAAGAAGTGAGTGGGGCGCCGGATCAATGATCAACGTAGCCTGATTCTACGAGGTGTCTAGATGGATGAATTCTGGGCAGTATTAAAGACTCACGGTATGTCTACGTTAGCGGAATTTCGTGTTCTTTGGGTGGAGGCTCAGCGGGGTAATGCTGATGCAGTAGCGAAGGTTTTCCGGATCAGCAGGGATTCGGCGTTTGCGGCAAATCGCATTGCCGAATGGGGCCAGCAACGCCGAGAATTTCTTCAGAAGAAAGGTGCATCGACAAAGAAGCGACCTGCCAAAGCTACTAACAACAAGAGTGTTTGGGAAAGACATCGCGAAAAGGCACAGGAGTCAAAGTGGACCCCCGTGTATCCCGGCGGTCTTCCGTCACTGGGGAAGAGGTCTAAGTAGCACTTCAGGCAGACTTCTTTCATGTGCTTCACATAATTGTTTCAGTGAACATCGACACGCGACGCTGGCCGAAACCCACTTTTCAGTGGTTCGGAGCCGTGCATGCCTGACAACACCCGTTCATCACGGCTCCAGGACTTGCACTGCTCATCAATCGCCGCAGGGTGCAGCCGTAGTGCTTGCCGCCCCTGGGTCGTTGAAATCCTCTGGTCTTGAGCAAACTTCGCTTCCGGGGTAGAGGGTTGCGCCCGGTGCCTAGAGACGCTTGTGCGCCATCGGCCTGTTCTATCGCTTGGCTGGTTGTTAAAGAGCGGTTTGTGCTGCTGCGGAACAAATAGTAGCAATAGCTACGCATATCATCAATAGCAAATGCTACGCTTTTTTTGTAACAAGCGAACTCCGATGTTTGTTGTACGATTCGGAATGATTTTGTTACGGAAGGGGTAGAGATGAGGTTTTGGGCTAGCGTGTGCGCATTGGTACTGATTGCCGGATGCGTATCGACCGGCGTACAGGTCAAAGATGAGCAGCTATCGTCATTCGTACCGGGGCAGACGACGAGGCAAGAGGTGATTGCGGCCTTGGGTCAGCCGACGACTCAAATGCGCAATGCGGATGGCACGAGCATGCTGATATACACGCACGTAGAGGCCCAAGCACGCGCCGCCAGCTTTATCCCTATCGTTGGCGCGTTTGTCGGGGGCGCTGATTCCCGGTCGAATCAGGTGACGTTGAATTTTGACTCTGACGGCAAACTCCTTGGGCACAGCAGCACAGAGAGCGCGTACGGCACAGGCTATGGCCTATCCGCAGGCCAGGTCGAATCTGTTACAGATCAGCCCCGAAAGGCTCCCTGACGAGAGAAAGTAGGTTTCAGCGAGGGAGCTTCCGAAGCTCCTGTCAAATTTAATTAAGACGAAGTTACGGAACCGAACTCGGTAATTTGGTACTCAGATAAATTAGACACTAGCGGCAGTTCGTAAATTGTTAGATTTGTGAAAAACACAACGTAATCGCTTGACGAACACAATGTGAACCTTTAAGCGAACTTTATGTCTATAATTCGTACGCCTTACTGATCGAATAATCAGTAAAGTTGCAGAAAGATCCCGAATGTGGTAGCCGATTAGGCCAGATTGCCGTCGCAAGACCTCACGCTCACCGAACCGATGGTGTGCCGCCTGTACGAAATGATTTGGCGTAGGGAGGCTCAGAAAGGAAATGGATAAGTTCAGCAGAAACCGTCTTATTAACGCGATTGTGTATTTCGCGCGTAATACGAAGTCTTCCGGCAAGATTAAGATCTTTAAGCTGCTGTATCTGCTCGACTTTGAACATTTCAGACAAACGGGCAAGAGTGTCACGGGCTTCGAGTATCAAGCATGGAAGTTTGGCCCTGTGCCGGTGGCTCTTATGGAAGAATGGGAGCAGCCAAAACCGGATATGGCGGAAGCTCTTCATATCGAGGCGGTGCGGGTGATTGACTATTGCCGTTATGAGGTCAAGGTCAATGATGGTGTTGAGTTTGATGATGAAGACTTTACGCCTCGTCAACTTCGAATCATGGAAGAGCTCTGCGCTCGTTTTGGCGGAGCGCTGTCCGAGAAAATGATTGACGTAACGCACGAGCAAAACGAAGCGTGGGACCGAGTTTGGCAGAAAGGCCAGGGTGCCTTCCACACGATCCCTTACGAACTCTCCATCCGTGAGGATGACGAGCATCGTGACGCTCTTTTGCAGATTGCCGCTGAGCAGCGGATGTACGAGCATGCCCTAGCAGGCGCGAGAAGCGTTAGCGTCCACTGATGAATAAGCCGAGATACGCGCCAGGTCAAATCTGGCGAGATGAATGCTATTACCTGGATGCCGTAACGCAAAGTTGCAAACCCAAGTATTTTGCGATACTCGCGCTAAGTGGCGATCAAACCGATTTTCTCACAGCAGTCCTGACATCGAAGCCCAATGGCTTGACCGAGCATCCCGCATGTTGTCTGGGACCTCCTCGCGCTGGTTTCTACCTCGGTGTTCTGGGTGGGCCTCTGCAGAAGCCCACCTGGATAGATTTCAGCAGTCTCCGGACGATGGAAGATCGAGACTTGAATCTACTTATTCAGCAGAAACGAACGACGATTGTCGAAGTGTCCCTTGAAACACGGCAACTGCGCTCCGCACTTGAATGCTTAAGGCAATCTGACGATATAAGTGGACGACAAGCCCGATGGATTGCTGATACGCTTGCCGGACTATAGTTAAAGGCCACCATTCGGTGGCCTTTTGCCTATCGTGCAGGAGTGGCCTACTTCGATAGCAGCCTTTCATCCACTCCATTTCTAAGGTCATAGGGTGACCAAAGAATTCTTCCAATGATGCGCACTTCGCGCCCGTCTTCTTTCTGTAGCGGGAAGGGCTTGTAGTCGAGGTTTATCGACTTAGCGAGCCATCTGCCATCTCGCTCGCGCTTGATGCATTTCACGATCATCTTTCCGCCGTGGTTGATGGCGTAGACGATACGCGGGTCGATCTGGCGCGGGTCGGTGATTTCTTCCTGATAGAAAAGCATGGGGCTGCGGTGCCTGATGATCGGCACCATGCTGTCCCCGTCTGCGTAGACGATTGTCATGCGGTCAATTGGCAAGCCGAAAGACTCTAAGAACGAACGGCGCAGCAGAATTTCCCCGATTTGCGTCTCGTGGTAGTTCTCAATGCCAAGGCTACCGGCGGCGAGCCGGACATCCAGCTCCGGGACGGGCAGGAACTCATGGTCATTCGCTGAGTACCCTGAATCCACGACGCGTCCCACATCTGGAGCGCGACTTATCCGCAGGGGCTGCTCGCGCTCCATTTGCTTGGTAGTGACGCCTCCTGGCTCCCATGGTGCCGGTGGGAGGCCATCGATTCTCATTGGGAACTCGTCAGCAGCGGAATCGAGATCGGCTAGGCCACCATGGCTAGGCGGAGCTGGTTGAGTCGGGGGCGCAACCTTGATGCCCAGCTTTAGTTGAGCAATCGCCAGGGCCATTGCGCCTTGTAGGGCGTTCAGCTTGTCGGGGGAGAGGTCGCGCACGTCCTTCTCAGGGATGGCGGGGAAGGGCCAGGACTCTATTGTTTGAGTGATGGCAGCTTTGCTCCCGTCCGGGTCAAACCAGCCTTTCATTCCCGGCATTGCTTCTACTGCCCTTACCGTCTTCTCGGAAATTGGCCGTCCGCCAGAAACCATTTGGCGAACAAAAGCCCCGTCTTTGTAGCCAAGGCGGCGACCAAAGTCGGTTTTGTTTCCGTGAGAAATCCGGTCCACAGCAGCCGCTAAGCGGGAAATGCGGAACTCGTTCAGTTGCACCTCGTTCATGCCAGAAAAGTAGCATACGCTACGGGTGCAATTGCTACTTGATATACGTAGCAATTGCTACTACCATGTCGCCATGGACGTGAACACATACCTATCTTCTCCCGGAGCCATGACCGTGTCGCAACTGCGTACGCGGATGATCGCTCTTGGATACCCCGTAAAAAGCGACGCACAAATTCGACAGTGGCGGACTCGCCACGAGGGGCGGGTTCCATCCCCTGAAAACTGTGTCGGTCTCGAACTAGCCACTTGTGGCGCCATCCGTCGCCAAGACCTGCGCCAGGACTGGATGAGGGTATGGCCGGAATTGGCTGGGGATAAGCAGACACGTTTACAGAACTCTCTGGAGGCGGAGTCATGAAATGGCCGCTTTACCTGTTGGTTTTAGGTGCTGGCGTTGTTGCCGTTCTTGTTTGGCGTCACACGACTGGAGATAGTCCAGCTGACTCATTCGTCGGAATTCTGTTTGTGTTTCTTTTGCAGTTCTTGGCCCTGACTCTCGCCTCGTTGTTTTCGAATTGCCGAGACCATCAAAAAGATAGCGGCAGCGTAGACGCTCAGTCCCACGAAGACGGCAAAGATGGCGAAGGTGGTGGCCGGTCTCGTGTCGCTGATATAGCGGCCGCAGATATATCCCGCAATTGCCAGGAGGAGTAGTGACATGAAGTACTCCCATCTCCTCCCTAAAAGCCGTGCCAATTTTGATGCTCCGCATTTGGCGACGCGGGCAAGCCTGGGAGCCATGATCCCGATCCCCAAGGGGACGAGCATCAACACTGCGTCCTTCAATGTGATCCCGAAAAACAATATTTTGTCCGGCTCCACGAGTAGTCCTTGTCTCTGTCTTTGGGTTAGGACTCTCGATCATATCCGGATGGGGTCGATTTTCAATTCTCTGGAGGTGGCGCATGCCTGATTCCTGCCAGCTGATCACGTCACACCCTATCTCAGTTGCAGAAATCTGCCGCTGGTTCCAAGTGGACCCGACAGACATCTTTCCGGTGGGTTGGGTCATAGACGCGCATATCCCTGGCGACACAACAACGCCGCCGCCATCCAACGCGATCCAAATCGGACCAACAGACATTTCCTGATTCGTTTGCATGTTGCTCATCTTAAAGACAGCGCCGTGTACCCGAAACCCTGATATCCGCAGTTTCCAAGGTAAGCCTATGACCATCCGCCTGCATTCTCATCACTGGCTTGATGTCCTTTACAACGATGTCCGCAATGCGCCTGGGGGCGTGAAGGACGCAGCACGGTTTCTGAGTGAACGCCGTGGCAAGTCCATTCATTACGAATCTCTGCGCGCCAAGCTCAACGGCCAGGAAGGCGAGGCGATGACGTTCGAAATGGCCGACCTATTGACGGAGTGGCTGTCGCAAAAAGCTGGTGGCGCAGAAGTGGCACATCGTTGGGCGCAAACCTACGCGATGGTCGAACACGGCCTTACCTGCTTGGATGTGCCTGCACCTCCTGAGGGCGGCTGGGCCGATGAGCTCAAGGCCATTCACGAAAAGGTTCTCAAGGTAGGCATGACCGTTGGGAGCTTGAATGCTTCGACGCTGAGCGCGATGGCAGACGGCCAGATTGACGCTGACGAACGTAGCGCTCTTTACACGTTGTTTATGGACTTGGCTGTTTTGGCATTCCGTGGTGCCCGCAATGTGTCGAGGGTGCAATGCTGAGTCGTTCGAGTTCAGGTAGCCCCGTAAGAGCGCGTGTAGCGCCTGGGGTGGGCAAGGGGGCGGTGCTGGCGCGAGTGGCGGGCCAGCTGTGCGCGAACAAGCGCTTTCAAGAGTGGGTCATTGCCCGCGCTGGCGCCGTCCCTCATGGTGTAGCAACGAGTGAGTACGCAGCCGACTACATACGTCGTGCTTGCGGCATTTCGAGCCGGAGCGAGCTGGGCCATAACGCTCAGGCGGCAGCACTGTTCCATGAGCGCATTCGTAAGCCGTTTCTCAAGTGGAGCGGTACGTATGCCTAGCTTGCATGTATTCCGTGGCTACCGCGTTCCTCTGGAGGTCATCACTCAGGTTCGTCAGATGATCCTCGACACTGAGCGTACCGTTGACGTTGACGCTCTGGTCTCTGTGATCAAGCCCAAGCTTATTGCGGTTGACCCCTGGTTCAGCACCACACGTGAAATGGCTGCGCGCCTTGCAGTGGATTCCCTGTTGGTCGATTACGCCCGGGCAGGAATGCTGACGCGTCATCCTCGCCGGTTGAGTTCGCCAGTATGGCGACGTGCGCAGACGGCAAAGGCCAAGCCATGACGTTGACCCGCAAAACCGGACTGAAGCAGCGCACGCCGCTCAAACGCGGCAAGCCGCTGACAACCAAGGCCCCGATGATGCGCGCTACGGCTGTTAAGCCGCCTCGTGCCGCGATGAAGGCACGTAGGAAAGGGAAGAGGGCGACCAAGACCGTTTATCGCAATCCCGAGCTGCTGGCTCTTGCTAACGGCGAAGAGTGCTTGCTGCGCGTGCCTGTGTACTGCTGGGGTGGAACAGATACCACCGTGGCTTGCCATTCGAACCGTACGCGTGACGGCAAGGGCAAGGGCATCAAGGCGCATGACTGGGCTATCGCGTTCGGCTGTGGTGGCTGTCACTGGTTCATAGACCAATCCCCGGCTTCCCGGGAAATCAAGTTGAGTTATTTCGTGCCTGCTCTGCGTCTGACGCGGCTGCGGATCATCGCTTTGGGCAAATGGCCTGAGCAAGCTGAGAGCGGGTATCAATCTTTGTATGGAGAGTCGGCATGAGCGTTGAAGTCATGACGATGGTGTTTAAGCGCTATCCCAACGGGGGCGGCGAGATGTTGCTTGCGCTGGCACTCGCTGACCATTCGAATGATGTAGGGACGGGGATATACCCCTCTATTGCGTCTCTGTCGGATAAGACTAGGCAGTCCGTGCGTGCTGTGCAGTATCAGCTGCGTGCCATGGAAAAGGCTGGCTGGTTGATCTTGGTCAATTCTGGGAATGGAGGGCGCAATCAGCGTCGTGAATACCGTATTTCCGAGGCTTGGATAAAGGGTGCAGATTTTGCATCCCTCGCCCCAGCCGACTCAGATCAAGAAAACGGTGCAAATTCTGCACCCATTAATTCAGCGGAAAAGGGTGCAATCCACGACATAAAGGGTGCAACTGATGACGCAAAGGGTGCAAATGACGACATAAAAGGGTGCAACGGGTTGCACCCGCATATAACCGTCATAGAACCATCAGAACCATCAAGAACCGTCAAAGGCGCACGTAAGCGTTCGCCTCATGGGTTCGACCCGATGAGCTTGGAATTGCCGGACTGGCTGGATGCAGACCTGTGGGGGCGTTGGGTACGTCACCGTGTGGAACTCCGCAAGCCGTTGACCGAAGAGGCCGCAAAGCAGCAGCTGAAGGACCTGGCTGCATACCGACTCCAAGGGCACACACCGACGGATGTGATCGAGAACGCCATCGGCAAGAGCTGGCAAGGCCTGTTTGCTCCGAAGGGGGCGGGCCTCGTTGGTGGCGCAAGCCAGCCGGGCAAGTTCAACCCAACGCAGTACGTCAATCGCAATCGCAACCACGGAGGCAACGGCCATGACGACGGTCGCACAATCGACATCTAAGCAGGCTGGCTGGTCTGTACCGCTGGCGAAGCTTGAGGGCATTTCCCTGATCGATCATCTGTGGAACAGGCTTTCGGGCACGTACGGGGGGCGGTGGCTTAAGGATTTCCCCGACATGCAGAGCATCGAGAACTGGAAGGGGGCATGGGCCGAAGCATTCGACGAAGAGGGCTTGACGCCTCACGAGGTTGCCGAAGGCTTGCGTGCTTGCCGTCGTATGTACGACTGGCCCCCGTCTGTCAGCGAGTTCATCAAGGCATGTCGGCCTGGCCTGATCCCGGAGAACGCGTTTCACGATGCCGTTGCGGGCATGACGGCACGCCAGCGTGGCGAGGTCGGCAGCTGGAGCCATCCGGCGGTGTACTGGGCAGCGGTTCGGGTCGGGCGCCACGACTTGCTCAACTGCGGATATGCAGTGATGCAGACACGTTGGGAGCGAGCATTGTCGGAAGAGCTGGCGCGATCCTCGTGGGAACCGATCCCGGCACCGGCGAAGGCGTTGCCGCCTCCTGCGGTCGATGAGCGGGCGAACGCCAAGGCTGCGGAGGCGATCAAGGAAATCAGCAGTCGAGCAGTGAGGCCTGATTGCGCTCGCGATCCAATCCGAGGAGCGCGGCGAGTGTTGGCTGAGCAGGCGCGCAAAGGTGGTCGGCGGTACTCGCCCGCAGTGGTGAAGCTTGCGCAAGCTGCCGTCGATGCCATGCAAAGCCAGGGGGCGCAGGTATGAGCGCGATGCAGCGGAACAAAGGGGCAGCATTCGAACGCAAAGTTGCCAACTTGCTTACCGAATCGACCGGCACTATCTGGCGCAGACGTGTTCGCAATGCGCTGGGTGACAGTGATGTCGTCGCAGATGACGCCGCTTTCGCCCTCATATCTGTCGAATGCAAGCATGCCAACACGCTTTGCCTGCCCGCGTGGTGGAGACAGGCACAAGCGCAGGCGGGCGATCAAGGGATACCCGTCCTCATCTACCGGCAAACGGGAGCGCGAGGCGAGTCCGTGATGCTGGATGCTTATCACGTTAATTCTCGGCATTGGCCGGTGCGGGGGCGTCACACCGTCACTCTCGACTGGGATGCCGCAATGCAATGGATGCGGGAAATGCTCCCGCTCAACACTACCTACAGCCCGGACATTATCTGATGAATACCACGACTATCTCTCGCGTGCCGAGTGTTGCGGCAGCAAAGCAAGAAGCAGAGCCCCTCTTTCGTAGCGCACACGCTGCGCTGACCTTTGCGTTGAATTATTCAATGCAGCAATATGACCGGCCCCTAATGAATCGGGCCATGGCAGGCCGATCTTCCCATGAAGGGAAGGGCCTTTTCGGAACGGACGGTGCTGGACAAGCAGGAATGATCCGAGCGGAGCTTGACCAACTGTTGCCTATCCACAAAGCTGTGTTGATCGCTTCGGTCGGGCCGTGGCAAGTCCCGTGCAGTTGCAAGGTTAGCTGCTGCTCTGGATGGAAACCTAACGCCGAGTGGGAGGCAGCAATGAGCCAGTTGACCACCTTGGCTGCTGGCGCTGCGTTGTCCGGTTGTGTGTCTAATGGGCGCGTCCGTTCGGCGTTGATACAGCGCTTGCTTGGGGCAAAGGTGACGCTGGCTGAGATAGCAGAGCGGTTTGATGTTTGCGAGCGCACGGTGACGGCTCACAGCCTGAAGATCAAGCGCTGGCTGTTTGGAAGTCAAGGGAAGAGCGAAGAGGACTCGAAGCTTGGACTGCATCAGGAGGCATACGCAGCAATCACCAGGCGGCTTCAGAATGGCGGCTTGGTGGGCGAAACCAACGAATCAAATAAATGATGTTGACGGTTGCAGTTTTTTCCTGCAATATCCGTCCTTAACGGATAAGGTGTATTAGTCCGTCTACAGAAACCCGCCCTCAAAAAAGGCGGGTTTTTCTTTTGCAGAATCCCATTGGCCCTGACTGGATAACCGGTCGGGGCCTTTTCATTTTCGCGGCGTAGCGCAGTGGGAGCGCGCCGGGCTCATGCCCCGGAGGTCACAGGTTCGAACCCTGTCGCCGCAACCAATCTCCCTTTGCTACCGAGGGCCGCACGTTGTGGATGGCGTGCGGGGGTTCGGGCGTCGCCGCCGGGCGGCGTGCAGTTGGTGGCACCCGGCACGATCACTTGAGGACTCTCAGCTATGACCTGCCTTGGATGCGCACGTAGGCGCGAGACTCTACGACGATGGACGGACCTTGCATATGAGCGAGCACGAAGCCTCTTTAACCCAACAGCTCCTAGCAGCACTGCTGGAGAACACGCAGGCCCAGAACAGACTGGCGCAAGCGATAGTGAGCCAAGCGGACGCGATAGCCGACCTAGCCGACGCCGTCGCAGGTCAGCTGAATGATGACGACCAAGGTTCGGGTACTACGTATCTGAGCGGCGCTCCACGCTGATGCCGACCAAGCCGAAGACGCACAAGGTTCGGCACGGCACGCCACGTCATGAGCCCATTGCCCCATCGTATGGACAAGGGCGAGGCGGCAGACCATGGCGCAGGCTCCGACTGATGATCCTGAATAGAGATGGCTGGCTATGCCAATGCGACGAATGCAAACGGCTTGGCCGTGTGCTCGTTGCACATGAAGTGGATCACCACATCCCGCTGTCTCGTGGTGGTACGGACGACCCTAGCAACCTGCGGGCTATCAACAGGGACTGCCACAAAGCAAAGACGCAACGTGAAGGCGGCAGGCGGTATCCAAAGCGGTCGCGCAACGCGGTTGGCACGTGACCCCGCCGCCCGACCCTGAAGCGGGGAGGGGTGGGTTCAAACTCTAGAGCCCTCTTGCCGGACACCGCGCCTCCAGCTTTTTTTTTACGCGTGCAATTCAAAAAAACGGTTTTTTCAACATGCCAAGACCCCGCAAACCTGACCACCTTAAGGTCGTTTCGGGCACGGACCAGCCTTGCAGGATGGACGGCCCGAACGCCGTCGAACTGCCATTGGTGGATGACATTCCGCCTGCGCCTGAATGGCTGATCAATCCGGCAGCAGTTGAAGAATGGAATCGCTTAGCGCGAATTCTGTACGCAAACAAACTTTTAACCGAGGCAAGCCTGACTTCGTTGGCGCACATGTGTGCGCTGCATGGAAAGATTCGTCAGCTGTATGCAGCTGGTGAAGCTCCAACAGCCAGCATGATCGGTGCTCTTCGCGCATATCAGAACGACTTTGGCCTAACGCCGGTCGCCCAGGGAAAGGTTAAGCCCTCTGGTGAAGTGCCAGCGGCAAACGAGTTCGCTAAAAATGGCCGCCCAGGTAAACGACAAGCCGCGTGATTATGTGGCAATCGCCATTGACTATGCGAAGGCAGCGGTAGCAGACAAAAAAAGGAAGAAATTTGGCAAGTGGATACGGCTCGCTGCAAAACGCTTTCTTGACGACCTAAAGCGAGCGAAACGTAAGAACTCTCCATTCATCTTCGATGAGTGGCATGCCAATGACCCTTGCGACTTTCTTGAAAAACTGCCCCACGTAGAAGGGAAGTGGGTGAATCCAGATGGTACGCCGCAGCCAAACCTTGTTTTGCACCCGTCTCACATCTTTTTCGTGGTGCAGTTGTTTGGATTTCGCAAACGCGATGGCACCGAAATACCTGACTACGGTTACTTCAGGCCGAGGCGATTCACGTCTGCGCTGTTCGCCGTAGCGCGTAAGAACGCGAAGAGCACGCTATCCGCCGGAATTCTGCTCTATTGCCAGTGCTGTGAGCCTGAAGAGGGCGCGCAGATCATGAGCGCCGCTACTACCTACAGCCAGGCCGCGATCATCTTCAAGGTCGCCAAGCGCATGGTCGAGCTGAAGACGGCTCTTCGCGAGGCCTTTGGCTTGCAGGTATGGGCGAAGGCAGTAACCCGCTTTGAAACTGGCGGCAGCTTCAAGGCGATCCACGCTAAAGCGAGTACGCAGGATGGTTTAAACCCGTCTCACACGGGGCTTGATGAGATTCATGCGCACAAGAACTCGGACTTGCTGAACGTTCTTACATCGGCAGCTGGTGCCCGGTCTAATCCGCTATGGCTATTCACCACAACGGAGGGATACGCAAACCCAGGCCCTTGGTCGGAAATTCGGCAGTTTGCAAGAAATCTGCTGCTCGGAGTGGTGGAGGCTGATCACTACTTGGCCTTGATATATGCGCTCGACGATGAGGATAAATCCGCTGGCTATAAAGAGGATGATGAGTTTGACGAAAGCAAATGGGTGAAGGCTAATCCACTGCTCGACATCAACCCGCACTTGATGGCGGCTGTTCGCAAAGAGGCGATTGAAGCCAAGCAAATGCCGTCGAAGCTGGCCGAGTTTCGAATCAAACGTCTGAATCGCCCTGCGTCAACAGCCAGCGGCTGGGTAGATCTGAACAAGTGGGCGAAGTGCAACGGAAAGGTTGATCTCGACTGGCTTTCTGACTATCCGTGCTGGGGAGGGCTTGACCTTGCGAGCACGACGGACATTGCCGCGTTCAGACTGGTTTGGGTTGTTGAGGGCGTTATCTATACCCATGGTTGGCGCTGGGTGCCAGCCGATGCTGTGACTCAACGCACGGAGCGCGGCACCGTCCCGTACGCGGGGTGGGTAGAAGACAAGCACTTAATCCAGACCGAAGGCGACGTAACCGACTATGCGGTAATCGAACGCGATGTCCTGGCCGCTGTCGAGCGATTTCAGATTGAGGCGATTGCCTACGACAACTGGAATGCTGCGGACTTGGTTAATAGGTTGGTTTCCGCGCAGGTCCCCATGGTTCAGTTTGTCCAGGGGACGAAGAGCTACCACCCCGCTATGCAGGCGTTGGAGCGCGCCTATGTTGGTCGAAAGCTGGCGCATGGTGGAGACCCGATTCTGTATTGGTGCGCATCGAATCTTGTTGCCAGACGAGATGTGAATTTGAGCATGGCTCCAGACAGAAAGCGCTCGGCAGACAAGATCGACGATATGGCCGCTTTGTTAATGGCTGTCGGGCTGGCGACAGCCAGCGAGGATGGAGAAGACCTCTCCGAATTTTTCAATAAAGCGGTGATTGGATGAAACACAAAGCGCAGAAAATCGGTCGTCTCCGCGCAGCGGTGCTCGGCTGGCTGGGCGCGCCGTTTGGCCTCACCGATACTGAGGCCTGGGCGCGACTTGGCAGAAGTAGCTCAGCTGGCGTCAACGTCAATGATCACAACGTTCTCCAGTTGTCTGCTGTATGGGCATGTGTCCGATTGATATCGGAGACATTGGGCACCCTGCCGCTCGGCATGAACGAGAAAACGACGACTGGAAAGCGTCCGGCACCTCAGCATTGGCTCCACTCCATTATTGGTACACAGCCGAACAGTGACTCGATAGCCTCCGTATTTTGGGAATCGGTAGTGGCTACGATGCTTTTGCGGGGCAATGCGCACTGCGAAAAGCTGATGATTGGCGAAAAGACGGTGGGGTTGCAGTTCCTCTACCCTCATCGCCTGAGCATTTCGCGATTGGGTGCGGGTACAAAAGAGTATCGATATACAGACGATGACGGTCGCCAGCGAATAATTCCGGAATCACGGATTTGGACTATCCCAGGATGGTCTTTGAACGGGAAGACAGGCGTTTCCGTCATTCGCTACGGCGCAGAGGTCTTTGGCGCCGCGCTGGCTACCGACGAAGCCGCGTCCGGCGTGTTCAAACGGGGGCTGATGCCAACGACATGGTTTAAGTACCCGAAGGTCCTCAAGGACAACCAGCGTGAAGAGGCAAGGCTGTTTATCGAGGACCGCCTGTCAGGCGCTGTAAACGCGGGTAGACCGGCCATTCTGGAAGCCGACATGGAGGTCGGCACCATTGGGATCAATCCCGCCGACGCGCAGTTACTTCAGTCTCGTGGCTATTCAGTCGAAGAGATTTGCCGTTGGTTCCGTGTCCCCCCTTGGATGGTGGGCCATACTGAGAAAAGCACCAGCTGGGGGACAGGCATCGAACAACAGATGATTGGCTTCCTCGTGTTCACGCTTGGCCCCTGGTTAAAGAGGATTGAGCAAAGCATCTCAAAGGACCTTTTGAGTCCCATCGAACGCATGCGCTATTACCCGAAATTTTCCGTCGAGGGATTGCTGCGAGCGGACAGCGCTGCACGCGCTTCGTTCTATAGCGTGATGGTGAATAACGGAATCCTGACACGTGACGAAGTGCGTGAACTAGAGGATAGGGCACCGATGGGCGGCAACGCCGCCGTGCTGACGGTGCAAACAGCATTGGCACCTCTAGATAGCCTAGGCAGCAACACAGTTGATCAGCAAGCCCGCGCCGCATTGGCGAATTGGCTGAAGGACATGATGGCCTCCACGGCCGACACCTGAAGGAAACCCCATGAGCATTAAGAACCTGCCGGTCGCACCGGCTGGGCGGCCTTGTTCGGCCGTCAATTCCTATCTGTCGCCGCGTGCCTTGGAGCGCTGGGACGCAGGTGTTCGGGCGGCTACTGAATCAGAAGAGGATCGTTCTATCAGTGTCTATGACGTAATTGGTTATGACTGGTGGACCGGAGAAGGGGTAACCGCGAAACGTATCGCTGGTGCCTTGCGAAGCTTGGGAGCAGGCCCTGTCACGGTGAACGTGAACAGCCCCGGCGGCGATATGTTCGAAGGGTTGGCGATTTACAACCTGCTGCGCGAACACCAAGGCGAAGTGACGATAAAGGTGCTTGGCCTGGCAGCTTCGGCGGCATCGGTCATTGCTATGGCTGGCGACAAAGTGCAGATCGCCCGCGCCGGTTTCTTGATGATTCACAACTGCTGGGTTGTAGCGCAAGGAAACCGGCACGACCTACGAGAGTTCGCGAACACCATGGAGCCCTTTGATGCGGCGATGGCGGACATCTACGCAGCCCGCACTGGCCAAGAAATGGCGACCGTCCAGCAGCAGATGGACGGAGAGACATGGATTGGCGGTAGTCAGGCGATTGATCAAGGCTACGCCGACGAACTTCTTCCGTCTGATCAAGTTGGCAAAACGGACTCAAAAGCTTCGGCTAGTGCAGTGCGTCGTATCGAAGCGGCAATTCGTGCTGCTGGCCTACCCAGAAGCGAGGCCCAGCGCCTTATTCACGATTTCAAGTCCAGCCTGAGCGATTCGGCTGGCGGCGGTGAGCGCGATGCCACCGGACGCGACCCGAGTGATTCGGTCGCCCTCAGCACTACGGCCCAACTGGCCGCATCCCTCACCAATATATTCACGAAGAGGTAAACATGTCGCAAATCGACAATGACATCAAGGCGATCAATGCCAGCCTGAAAGAGGTCAATGATCAGCTGAAGACGCACGCGGAGGAAGCAGACAAGCAAATCCGTGCCCACCAGCAGCTTTCCCAAGAAGCAAAATCTCAGGTGGACGATCTGCTGGTCAAACAAGGCGAACTGCAGGCGGACTTGCGTGCCGCCATGCAAGTGATCGCGAAGCTGGAGCAAGGCGGCGGATCGCCTGCAAAGGCCAAGTCCATCGGACAGGTGGTGGCCGAGTCCGACGAACTGAAGAAGTTCAACCCCAGCATGCAGGGCAGCTTTACCATCAAGGCTGCTATCACTCGTGAAGATGATTCCGCTGGCCCGCTGATTCAGCCCACGCGTGTTCCGGGAATTGTGGCTACGCCTAATCAACGGCTTTTTATCCGCGACTTGCTCACCTGGGGACCGACGGACTCTAGCGACGTTGAGTATGTGCGGGAGACGCTGTTCACCAACAACGCGAACGTCGTCGCAGAGAACCCCGTTGACCCGAAGCCCGAATCGGACATCAAGTTCGAACTGGATTCGGAGAAAGTGGCGACCATCGCTCACTGGATTCGCGCATCCAAGCAGGTGCTGCGCAATGCACGACAGCTGCAAACCTACATCAACGGTCGGTTGATGTACGGCTTGGACTTGAAGGAAGAGCTTCAGATTCTGAAGGGTTCGGGCGTCGGCTTGAACATGAACGGCATCCTGACACAGGCGATTGCGTACGCAAACCCTGGCGTGGTGGTTCAAAATGAAACGCGCCTGGATCGTCTCCGTATCGCCATGCTGCAAGTCACATTGGCCGAATACGAGGCTGATGGCATTGTCCTGAACCCGATTGATTGGACCAGTATCGAACTGACCAAAACGGAGGACAAGCAGTACTTATTTGCCACGCCTCGCGGTTTATCTGTGCCAGGCCTCTGGGCGCGTCCGGTTGTGGCTACGCAGGCAATGGACCTCAATCAATTCCTGACCGGCGCGTTCAAGCTCGGCGCGCAGGGTTGGGATGGTGAAGAGGCCAACATCACGGTATCGAATCAGGACCGAGACAACTTCGTCAAGAACATGGTCACGATTCTGTGTGAGAAGCAATCCACGGTTACCGTATTCCGCCCGCAGGCGTTCGTGAAAGGCGACTTTACCGGCTTGGATGTAGCCCCCTAAGGCGAGTTCATAGCCCGTCCGGCGACGGCGCAAAGCCGTCGCTGGATTACTGGAGAGTGATATGCCACAAGTGATTGCGATCAGGTCATTCGATCATGATGGCCTGCGCCGAGTGGGTGACCAGTTCGATGTGTCGGAAAAGGTAGCCGAGCAGCTGGAAGGCAAGGGCCTTGTCAAGATTGAGCAAGGCGATGGCAGCGTACCTGAGAGTGCGAAATCGCCAGAGTCGGCTAGTGCTACAGAAGGCGATCAGAAACCCAAACGGGCGCGCCGAAGAGCTTCGACGGAGTAATCCATGTCTGTTATCCCTCTTGCGACTGCAAAGCAGTTCTTGGACGTGATCCACGGGGCCGATGACGGCAAGTTGCAGATGCTGTTAGACGGCGCAGAGGAAGAGGCCGTTCAGTACATGAATCGGGCCAATTTTGAGGGGCCGTGGACGGGATTCGAGCCTAAGCCTGATGCTACTGGCGCGGAGACACTGCCTCCATCCGTGGTGGTGGGAATACTCCTGCTGCTTCAGGGGGTCTATCAAGCCTCACCAGAAGACGCTGAGAAGCTGCGTATGGCTGGTGAAATCAAGCTTCATCCTCAGCGCGTTTGTTTGGGGGCGTAATGCTCAGTTATCGACTTCGGCATCGAATCACATTCGAGCGCCCCGTTCATATAAAGAACGAAGAGTCCGGTTCTGTTCGCACGGTTTGGGAGGTGGTCATCGTCGGGGGGGTGCAGATGGTAGATGTGCCTGCTGAGGTCCTGACAGGTGCTGGACGCGAGCTCATTGCGGCAGACGCGCGTCAAGCACAAACCACTGCGCGCATCAATTTGCGATGGTTTCCTGTTGACCGGCTGGAGCTAGCCAAGTGGCGCATCCTTTGGGATGACCGCCAGCTTGGCATCGTCTCTGCGGAGACTGATATCACCGCTCGGCGCGAATGGCGTCTTCGTTGTGAGGATGGGGTGCGCGATAAAACTTGAGGGGGCGTAATGGCCGAAAACCGCTTTTCAGGCTTAGACCAAGCCTTGAAGAACATGAAGGACTTGCCCGTCAAGATTCGGCGCTCAGCAGCCCGCAAGGCTGTTGGCAAGGGAGCTGCGATATTGCGCCGCAGAGCAAAAGAGAACGCTTTGCGCATTGACGATAAGGACACAGGGCGAAGAATCGCCGACAACGTCGGCCAGCGCTATCGCAGCAAAGAATCCCGGCGTACTGGAGACGTGATCATCAGTGTTGGTGTTCTCACTAAGAGGGGCCGCATCCCCCGGGGCAATCCTGATGAGGGGCCGAAGGGAAATACGCCCCACTGGCATCTTAAGGAACTTGGAACGAGCAAGGTTCGTGCTGAGCCATTCATTCGCCCTGCTGGCGAGGGCAGTGTTGACGAGGTGCTTAATGCCGTCGCCGCCGAGCTGGACAAGCAAGTCACCAACGAAGTTAAGAAATTGGGGGTGTGATGTATCCGCCCATATACGCAACAGTAAAGACCTCTCCCGCTGTCCAGGCCGTGCTAGGCGAGGACGTACGCCTCTTTCCTTTCGGAAGGGTCCCGCAAGGCACGCCGACGCCTTATGGAGTCTGGCAACTGGTTCCTGGCGGTAGCCCTGAAAACTACCTTGGGAATCTTCCCGACATTGACAGCATGCTGGTGCAGGTCGATGTCTACGCGACCGACGATGTTGACGCACGCGAGGCAGCAAAGGCCTTACGAGATGCTATAGAGCCGCACGCACACATTGTCTCTTGGCGTGGAGAGGACACAGACACCGAAACCGACTTGGCCTTCGTGAGCTTTGACGTGAGGTGGTGGGTACCTCGATAGCTAACCCAACTTTATTTCACCTATGCCCCGCACCTCGCGGGGCTTTTTTTGCCCGTGAATCGGGTTCCTTTGGAGTTGAAACCATGTCCATCTTGACCCAGGGCACACAAATCTATGTATTGGCGCCCACTGTTGAGGACCCGACTACGTTCGAGGCCTTGGAAATTGAATGTGCAACAGCGTTCTCGCCAGGCGGAAACCCCGCTGATCAGATCGAAACCACGTGCCTAAGTGACAAGATTCGCAGCTATTTGCGTGGCTTGCGTACGCCGGGGCAGGCCACGCTGAACATTAATGCTGACCCGCGCAACGTGTCGCATATCCGCCTGCATCAGTTATCTGAGGATGACAACGTTGAGGATCTGGCCTGGGCTGTGGGCTGGTCTGATGGCAAGGCGCCGCCGACTGTAATGGCGACTGGCATCGTCTCAGGCATCACCGTGACGAACGGGGGTAGCGGTTATACCACCGCGCCTACGGTGACGCTCTCGGGCGGGGGTGGCACCGGCGCGACAGCGACCGCTACCGTGTCGGGCGGTGTGGTCACCGCAATCACCGTAACTAACCCTGGCTCTGGGTACACGTCGGCCCCGACTGTCGCTATTGATGGCGACGGAACTGGCGCAGCAGCGACGGCGACTCTTGGCGCAGGTGACGATTTCAATCTGCCTTCGACTCGCACTTGGTTTGTTTTCCGCGCTTACGTGTCTGACTTCCCGTTCGACTTCGCGGCAAACACTGTTGTGGCGACGGCTGCAACCCTTCAACGCACGGGCGGCTCCGCCTGGATTCGTAAGGTGGCCTAAGCATGTTGATGACCAAAGAGAGTTTGGCGACAGCGGGCGCTTTCACAGGCAAGCCCGTTGAGAAAGAGGTTAAGTGGAAGAAAGACGGTAAAGAGCTGGTCTTTACTGTCTACGTCCGGCCTCTGGGTTATAGCGCCGCAGTATCCGACCTGCTGGCGATGTCCGGAAAGGTGGATGCGGTTGCGGGCCGTATTGCTGCCAGCATTTGCGATGCAGATGGAAAGCCTGTTTTTACCGTCGGGGACATTACTGGCGAAGCTGATTCAGATCGTGGTCCATTGGACGGCGAGCTGACTACTTCGCTTCTTGCTGTGATTGGCGAGGTGAACGGCTTGGGAAAGTCGAAGACCTCACCGAAGAGGATGAAATCTGGTGCGAGCTAGTAATGAACGGCGTTGGCGGTTGCACTATCGCCGAAGCGAAGGAGCGTCTTAGCTACCGAGAGTTCGTTACGTGGAGGCAGTACCGGACGAAGCGGGGAAGCCTGAATCTAGGCATGCGTGTAGAGCGTGCAGCTGCAACGCTTGCGGCGCTTTACGCCAACTCCCACAGCAAGAACGGTGGATACACCATCTACGACTTCATGCCTCATGAGAGTGCGCCAGCGATTTCGCTGGAACAGGCCATGAAGGAATGGGCATAAGCATTACCCCGCTTCGGCGGGGATTTTTTTGGGCGTTGAAAATGTCGAACTCTCGAAGTCTGGGCACTCTGACGCTTGATTTGATTGCGAAGCTAGGAGGGTTCGAATCCGGAATGGATCGGGCTGGCCGCATCTCCAAGGCCAAGAGCGACCAAATCGGAAAGGATGCTGAATCAGCCGCAGCACGGACCAAAGCAGCGTATGCGACTATCGCCGCCGTCGCGGCGGGGACTATTGCAGGAATATCGCTGGGTACGATTTTCGGGTCGGTTATCCAGGAGACAAAGCAGGCGGAGCGCGAGCAGGCTCAGTTGGCGGCGGTCTTGAAATCGACCGGTGAAGCTGCTGGCTTCAGTCGAGATCAGTTGAATGCGATGGCAGCGGAGCTTGAAGGCAAGAGCATATTTAGCGCCGGAGACATCAATCAAGCGCAAACAGCCTTTCTTGCCTTCAACAATATCGTCGGAAACGAATTTGTTAGGGCTCAGCAGGCCGCTGCGGACATGGCCACCCGCACAGGCATGTCGATACAGTCGGCTGCTGAGACGATAGGTCGAGCGCTGGATATTCCATCTGAAGGAATGGCGTCGCTGACTCGGCAGGGATTTAAATTCGGGGAGCAGGAACGAGAACTCGTCGCCGCGTTGGAGTCGGTCGGAAAGGTGGGCGAGGCGCAGGCGATTGTTTTGCAAGCGCTCGAATCGAGTTATGGTGGCGCAGCCGAGGCTGCTCGGAATACGTTCGGTGGCGCATTGGATGGCCTTCGAAACACCATCAGCGGCCTGCTGACAGCCGATGATGGGAGCCTGGAAGGTGCGCGCCTAGCCGTCGAGGATTTCAATAAGCAATTATCGAGTCCCGAGGCAGTCGCGGCCTTTAGTGCACTTGTCACGACGATTGCGGAAGGCGCTGGCTTGCTTGTTCGGGCGCTAACGTCTGTCCCTTGGGAAAAGACTCTTACGGTAGCGGGGGCGATTGCTGTTGTCCTGGGCGCGCGCCTTGCTGCGGCAGCGACGGCGTCAGCGGTAAGCTTCGCAGCTGCGACGGCAGAGTCTGTGCGCTATCAAATGGCCCTGGCGTCAATGGCTGGGCTCACAACGAGAGCGGCGGCGGGGATCACAGCCATGGGTGTTGCTGCCCGCGTAGCTTCCGGGGCTATGGCACTTCTGGGTGGTCCTGTTGGCGCGGCAATCACCGCTGGTGCCGCGCTGGTCTACTTTGCCACGTCAGCAGGAGAGTCCAAGAGTAAAGCAGAAGACCTGGGCCAGCAGGTTGATTACCTGAGCGCCTCATTCGATGGGTTTACAAAAAGCAATGCTCAAGCTGCGCTGATTGATATCCGGAATCAATTGGCGCAGGCGCAGCTTAAGTCACTTGATGCCAGTGATGCGGTTAATACGCTGTCTGCGAAACTGGCCGGTATACCGAATACGGACCCGAGATTTCAGAGCCTCAACGACCAGCTAATAAAGGCAAGAAGTGAGTTTGACAATGCCAGTGGGGCAGCGTCCCGGCTGAATGACCGCATAGTCGAGCTGAGCGCCATTATTGCGGGCTTTGACGCTTCAGCAGCCGGGGGGGCGGTCACTGCATCCAAGACGTTCACAGAGCTGTCTGACAAGATTAATGAGCAGATATTGCTCACTGGGAAACGGACTGAGGCCGACAAGTTAGCGGCTCGTATTGGCGCAGGACTCGTTAAGGGATTAAAGGAGGGCGAAGGCGAGAAACTTATCGCTCTCCAACGCACCGCGGATCAGAAAGCTGAGGAGGACAAGAAAGAGAGGGAGCGTGAAGCCAAGGCCAAGGCCGCAGCTCAGTCCGCGCAGAGTGCCGCTGCAAGTGCGGCAAAGGCTCGTGAACAACGAGCTGCTGAAGCAATCAAGGACTATGAACGTCAGATTGAATTAATCAATACGACGGGAAATCGTCAGCAGGACGCTAGCGAGGCGTCAAAACTAGCCTTTGAGCTGGAGTCCGGCAAGCTGACAGGCATCAGCGAGCAGCAGAAAGCGCGTTTGAAGCAGCTAGCGCAAGAGCTAGACATTAAATTGCAGCTCAAGCGTGAGAACGAAAACGCGATCAAGCTGGCGTCCTACGCGGCTACGCTCGATGAGCGGAACCAGACGGCTAGTGATGGCTTTGAGCTGGAACTCGCTGGCGCGGGGATGGGGGACAAGTACAAAGAGCGGTTGAGAGAAATTCTTACCATACGGCAAGAGTTCAATCGTGAAATGAGCGACCTCCAGGCTCAGTTGAATAAAGGTGATATTGATCAGGGGCTCTACGACGCTGAGACTGAAATCCTTCGAAAGGCCCTAGAAGATCGGCTTGCTCTTCAGCGGGATTTCTATGAGCAGCAGGACGAGGCGCAGGCGAACTGGCTGGATGGTGTTTCCTCTGCTTGGGAAAACTACCGCGATACGGCTGTCAACTATCAGCAACAGGCAGCGGACTTTATTTCGGGAACGCTCGATGACACAACCGTCGCTATTGGCAACAACCTCGCTGCGATGGCGCTGGAAAGCGAAAATCTTGGGGATGCCGTTGTAAACGTCGCTGCAACGATGGCGCGGAGCATTATCAATGCTCTGGCACAAATGGCAGCGCAATGGCTCGTGTATCAGGCAGTTCAATTGGTGGCGGGTAAGACGGCCCAGGCTAGCGCCGCCACGACATTGGCCGCCAACGCAACTGCTACATCGTTGCAGGCTGGGCTAGCTGCATTTGCAAGTACCGCAGCAATTCCAATCGTAGGTCCGTTCTTGGCTCCTGCCGCAATGGCAACGGCTTTGGCTGCTACTGCTCCAGTCGCGGCAGCAGTCAGCGCGGCAGCATTTACCGGGATGGCACACGACGGTATTGACGCAGTGCCGGAAACCGGCACATGGCTTTTGAAAAAAGGCGAGCGCGTTACCACGGCTGAAACGAGCGCAAAGCTCGATTCGGTGCTCAGCCGCATTGATTCGAATGTGGATCGGTCGGGGCGCGGCTTAACGGTCGTCCTCAACGAAGACCGCGAGCGGGCCGGAACAGTTGATCAGTCTACGGGGCTGGATGGCGAGGATGTCATCCGCATCTTTGTTGCCAACATCCGCAACGGCGGAGATGCCGCTGATGCGATTCAGAGCAGCTATGGATTAAGAAGGGTTGGGCGATGATTTCAACGGACATTGATTTCCCGGCTGGCTTGCCCCTCCCATTGCGCGAGGGGTATGGGTTCAAGCATGCCCAAACATTCAAGCGGACGGAGATGCAGTCGGGTAGGCCTCGCTATAGGCGCATCCCGTCCGGGCCTAGCGTAGTGCCGGTGTACTGGATATTTCGACAGAACCAAGCAGCCGCATTTGAGGCTTGGTATCGAGACTCCATCAATGACGGTGCGGCCTGGTTCAACTTCAAGCTGTTGACTCCCGTAGGGATGCTGACTGCTGTCTGTCATTTCAAGCAGATGTATGAGGGGCCGGAGCTCGTCGGCCTTTCATCGTGGCGTGTCTCGGCTGAATTGGAAGTTTGGAGCCGTCCTTTGTTGCCGCCAGGCTGGGGGAACTTCCCCGAGTTCGTGACTGGGGCAAGCATCTTTGATATTGCAATGAACCAAAAGTGGCCTAGAGCATGACAATCCTATCTGTCGTCTACGCCTCCGCGCCAACGGACGAACTCATCATCCCGACGCTTGAGATACAGCTGCCAGAGCGATGGATTCGTATCTGCGCCAGTTTTGAAGATCAGCTGCTTGGCGTTAACGGTGAAATGGTTTGGTTCGAGGCAGGCTCATTGAGCATCACTCTGCCATCCAAGAACTCCACGAGCGTGCAGACGCTGACTTTCGGAGTTCCTGCGATAGATGGAGCCATTCAGCGTTATGTAGATCAGGCGCTTGAGGCTGATCAGGAAGTCAAGCTTATATATCGGGAGTACCTGGAGAGCGATAAATCAGCGCCGTCCCGTGCCCCGACAGTTATGGCCATACGAGGTGGCATTTTTGAGGATGTCGAGGCCCAATTTGAAGCGGGGTATTACGACATTTTGAACACGGCGTGGCCGCGCCCTAGATACACGGCGGAAACTGCGCCGGGGATTAGGTTCACATGATCAATCGGTATCTGTTGACGCGCTACGTGGCGGGTGGACGTGGCCCGCATGAGTATGACTGTTGGGGCATGGCGCGGGATGCGCGTGCTGAGCTGTTTAACAAGCCGCTTTTGCCATCGTGTCCGGCGGCTAAACCAGGGGCCTTACAGGAAATCACGTTGGCATGTGGAGAGGTCGCAGGTGCTTACGGACTTAGGCCTGCACCAAGAATTCCTGGCGCCATCGCTACCGCCTGGCGGGCAGGATTGTGCGTGCATGTGGGGCTAGTTGTGGAGGCGGACAACATGCAATGGATTCTGGAGACCGACATCGGAACCGGGCCGTGTTTGACTCGCCCGAGCAAGTTCGAAGAGCGCTATACAAAGGTTGTCTACTATGCGGATTGAGGTGTACTCCACATTCCTGCCTGAGGTCGTGCTCGAAACGAACGAGTGGAAGGGTGATACGTTCGCAGGCTTCTTGGATTCCAACAAGATCGAATGGCGAGGCATTGCCTCGCAGCCCATCGTTGTCAAAATCGACGATGCAGAGATTCCTTCGACCTTGTGGGAAAAGGTACTTTCGCCGGAAACGGTCGTGCGCGTCTACGCGTTACCGCGTGGTGGCGTATTCAAGAGCATCGGCAGCATTATCGGCAAGATTTTTAATGCCGTTTTTGGATGGCTTACTCCAAAGACGAACGTGTCAAGTTCCAATTCTGCGGAACAGAGCAAACGCCTTGAGACCGTGGACGCCAAAGCGAACCAAGCCAAGCTTGGTCAAGTGGTTCCTGAAATAGCGGGTAGGCATCAGCGCTATCCCGACTATCTAGTGCCGCCGCATCGCTTCTTTGAAGATCAGCGTACGCAGCGAGTGCAGTTTCTGGTATGTATTGGACCGGGTCTTTATAGCGTCAATGGACAGGAAGTCAAATTAGGTGACACGCCGTTCGAAACGCTGGGCGACGATGCAACCTATCAGATATATCCGCCAGGTGTTGAATTGTCTGGCGACTATGCGTCGGAGCACTGGCACCAGACTGAAGAAGTCGGCGGGACCTCTTCAGGAACGCCAGGGCTTGTTCTTTCGACCAACGTCGCGAATCGGGATAACGTTGACCCGGCTGCTTACCTGTTTGACTGGGACACCATCCGTCGCACAGAGGGCGAGTGGCCGAGTGGCTGGGGGCCAGGGTCGAACGTTCAAGTGGAGTTCCCTGTTCCCTATGGTGTTGTAACCATCTCAGTGCCGCCTACGGAATCAGCGCCGGGATATCAAATTAGCGAAATCACAGGGTGGTTCCATCATCTGCCGAATAGCTTGCTTGCCCCAAATGCGATCATCGGATTAGGCCCGATAGATAGCGTGGAGGTCTACCGCATTCGGTCGATAGAGCCGGGCGCTACGCTGGGCATCTACACGGTTCGATTGGAACAGGTCGGTACGGGCAATCCGATTGTTTTTCCCCCAGGGTCGTCCGTGGTCTTGCGCTTTGGGAGCGACTTATCCCGGAATATCTATGCAGCGGTAGGGGAGGATGCTTTTCAAGTCGCGCCGGGGCGCTTTCAGACAGAAGGCGATCCGATGTCCGTCTCTGGGGCTAAGGTTCGCTATCGTGATGGTGCGGCGTACGGGGAATGGACCGGCGAGTTTGTAGCTACGCCGGGCGAAGAGAAGACATCAACCATTGAGTATGACGTTTTCTATCAGAACGGTCTCGCCTACATAGAGGATGACGCGGAGACTTCTCCGCGCAGTGTGAGCGTCCAGTTTCAATATCGAGACATTGAAACGGATGTTCGGACAACCATTACCAAGACCTATACAGAGGCTACGCTTGACCAAATCGGTTTTACGGAGCGGGTTGACCTGCCATATCCGATGCGTCCGTCCTGCCGCATGCGCCGCATTACCGCCAATGCTATCGATAACCAGGTGCGAGATGAGTGCACGTGGTACGGCCTGAAGGTTCGGATACCGACTCGGACTGTTTATCCCGATTGGACGACGATGTCAGTGTCATTGCGCTCTGGAGGGCGGATAGCTGCTCAGTCTGAAAATCAGGTCAACTTGGTTGTGGAGCGCCTGCTGCCGCAACTTAATCCGGATAACACGTGGACAGAGCCACAGGCCACACGGCAGATTTCTGCGTTCTTTCGGTACATCTTGACGACCATCGGCTATACCGACGAGCAAATCGATATGGAGGCGCTGCAACAGCTGCATTCAGTTTGGTATTCGAGAGGCGAAACACTGGACTACGTCTTTGACGAGACGACAGTGAAGGAGGCGCTTCAGCTGGCGGTAGAGGCGGGGATGGGCGAGTTCACGATTTCTGACGGGAAAGTGAGGCCCATTCGCGAGGGAATTCGGACGGTGTTCGAACAAGCCTATTCGCCGCAGAATATGACCAGCCCGTTGAGGCGGCAGTTCGCGTTTCGATTGCCGGACGATTCTGATGGTGTCGAGGTGGAATTTATCAACGCGAAGACCTGGGCAAAGGATGTAGTGCGGTGCGGTCTGCCGGGAGACAACTTCTTCAAGGTGGAGAAACTTACCATCAAGGGGGTGACTGATCGCACGATTGCGTGGCGTATCGGAATGCGCTATCGAAGGCGGTTGCGTTACCGGCGCGGGTCATACAGCTTTTCCACGGAACTCGATGCACTGAACAGTGAATACAAGAGCTACGTGCCCCTGTTTGCTGATATCCCAGGCTTCGGACAGTCGTCGCGGATTGTGCGCATCAGTGCCGCGCCTGACGGTTCCGCAAGAATAGGCCTAAATGACGCAGTCACCTGGGAGGACGGCAAGACGCATGTCTTCGGATACCGCCGCCCAGACGGTACGTTTGTAGGGCCTTATCCGGCGGAGCGTGGTGACAACGATTTTGAAGTCATCGTTCCGCTGCCTCAGCCCTGGCCCACAGTCACGCTCAAGATGGAACTGCCGCATGCCTTTTTCGGAGTGTCGGAGAGATTCTGCTTTCCCGCTTGGATCACCGACATCTCCCCAAAGGGAAATGACTCTGTATCTGTCAAAGCCGAGAACTACGACGAAAGGGAGTACGCGTCCGACGACGCGTTCCCACCTGATTAATTAGATAACTTGCATCAACACAAGCCCCTTTTCGAGGGGCTTTTTTTATGGGCGACGGTATGACGACCTATAACACTGGGAATCCAGTTCCTAGCACCGACCCGCGAGACCTGCGCGACAACGCGGAGAACTACGACACCGCAATGAACGACCGGGACAGTCCGAGTTGGATTGATCGGCTAGGGCGCCCGCGTAAAACTTTCGCTGAAATTGAGCGCCTCGCTGACCCTGGAACAGTGCTGGCAGCTGTAGAGACCGCCGAAGAGGCGGCGAGAACTGCGGTTGCTGCCAATCGAACAATCTTTCGCGCAACTAAAGCCGAGCTCTTGGCTGCGATGCAAGGCCCTCCAGCGCAGTTGGATGAAACTCCAGGAAAAGTTACGAACGATCCCGGCCACACCGTTGAGAACCCTGTAAACGGTGATTATGTATGGAGGAATGGGCAGCTGGTCTATTCCGCCGCACAGCCCGCAACGCGAGAGGAAGTGGATTATGCCCTGGAGACCTATAGCGCTCTAGTGGGGGAGCCAGTTGAGCAGTATGAATTCTTTAACGAGTACCCAGTACCGGAGTTCTTTACAGACAAAGCATACGTGGGTACAGATTCGGCCGATTTCGTGATCGAGTCCAAAACCACGTCCGGCGAGTTTGTGTTCAACGGCTCCGCTTCTAGCGGCGACGAGACTCAATATGAATTTCATAATGCCCCCGATACAGAGGGTATGGGGTCTGTGTTTGTTGATCGCAACGAGTACATTTTTGCGAACTTCAGCCAGGTCGGCGACTGGTCGGGTGAGGCCACACCTGCAAACTCTGAGGCGAACCTCAAATTCCCTCTCAATCCCTTGACTCAAATGTTGGGTCAGATCTTATATGGGCAATCCTTATACATGGGGTGCCGAGGGATTCCTCCGCTATCTACGGATCAGCCATATTCCAATTGGACGTTTGGCCAAGGTCCTCGCTCAACTCGACCAGGCGGAACGGGTGGTGGAACAGGTACGCAGTCGGCTATTCCGCTGATTGAAAACACGTCAAACATCGCTGGGAACGGATCTCCAGATCCTGGCGAGACTCCATGTTCGGGCGCGGCGAACTTTTTTAGCGTCCAAATCAAAGATTGGGGTATCGACCCTAATGCATTGCCGGTTTTCTCATCAACGGCGGGTCATGGCGGTTATAGCATTACGCAGCTAAATGAGAACTCATCGTGGATCGCTGTTTGGCGCGATCACGTGACACAGCAAAAGGCGCGTGCGGAAGAGATGGGGAAAGAGTACATCGTTCCCGTCCTGCATTACGGACAAGGCGAATCTGATGGCGGGATGGATGAGATCGTATGGCGTAACTATTTTCTCGCTCTGTACGCTTATCAAGTGTCCTTCGTCAAGTCTGTTACTGGTCAGAAGTGGACGCCGCCGATGCATACTTATCAAAACTGGGCCACCGGCAACGCGAGTAACCCTGCTAAGGCTTATTTGTGGCTGGCCCGAAATTATCCTAACACCTTCAGGTTGGTTACTCCGCTGTATCACTTGCCGCGTGCCGACTATGCCAGCGATGGCACTCATCTGAGCAATATCGGTTCCAAGCATCTGGGTTGCTATCTAGGTCGCGCCTCGGCTGACGTAGTTCTAAGCCGCCCGATGACCAACTTCATCATGCCAGGCAAGCCTGTGTATGAGTCTGATACTCGCATTCGCATTCCGCATGCCAGTGGATTTCCTCTGCAGCTGACTGAGACCACCGCGCAGAGCGGATACAAGGTGTTGACTGGGGGAGAGGACGCTGGCGTTCCTGTCGTTACGTTGGATGAGTACAAGAACGTAATTTTGACCCTGCCCCAAAGCGTAAGTCCCGAGGATTTGGTTGTCCGCTATGCGCGAGATTACAAGCCTGAGGGCATTGTATTGAACGGTGGTGCGGGTGATCTGTGTGATACCGACCCGAGTACTGTGATCATCTCGGATGAGCTTCGGAGCCTTCGTAGCTATTGCCCGTCGTTCGTAGAAACCGTCACTCTGTCTCGCGTTTGAATTTAAGAAGGTAAACCAATCATGATGCAAGTCCAACAATATCCGAGCGTGGTCACTGACAACCCAGATCTGCCAAAACTGGTCAGATCAGCGGACGCGCAGGCAATCGCAAAATTCCCTGATTTCGGAATAGTCATTGACCCCAGCTATATTTTTAATGATGGGAAGTCGCCCATCAATCGAGCCACAGGCCAACTCATGCCAACTGCGCTCGTGGATAACCCGCTTGTGATTGGGACGTTCCCTAATGGGGCGCCGTGTTTTGATATCTTGGCATCAGCCAACAATCTGCCGAGTGGCGTGAATGTGTTGCGTCTAGGTGATGTGAGTGCATCGCCGTTTCCCGCCACTGAATTCTCGATGGCTTTTGTGATGATGCGCGTTGGTGCGGCAGCGTCAACACTCGGTTTTTTAACGTCGGCGAACGGCACTGCCGGCAACCCCCGCATACTTGTGAACACTGCCGGTCGGCTGGTGATTGCCAACGGTACAGCATTCCCGGTCTCTGACACTGTTACGTCAAACCCTTTACCTACGCGCTATGTAATCACTTATTCCAACGATCTCGGCGGGAAATTATTTCGAGACGAAGCTTTGATTTCTTCGAGTCCAACCGCGTTTGCAGATCCTGGTTCGGTGTTAAACCGCATGTACGAATTCAATAAGTTGAACTTAGGAACTTTGGAGAGTTTCCTGCTTTCGGTCGGCTATCACACCACGATTGATCTTTCTCGACCGCAGAACGCCGGACATCTGGCGCGTATCAACAAACACATGAGGTCAATGTTCATCGACTAGTTTGAATTTTCAAAAAAACATCATGCCCACGTTTGTGGGCTTTTTTAATGGGATTCGGATGAATAACTTAGACCCGGTCAACGTTGCTGTAGCCGTCGCGTCGGTGCTGTTTGGTCCAACGTTGGCGGCGATCATCGGCCCGTATGCCGTCATAGTCATTGCTTCAACAGTGGGGGCTGCGTGGTCGTTGGGGCGGCGCGACCCTACGGCCAGGCTCGGGGCCGTTTGGTACTTCCTACGTCTCAACGCTACGGCAGTACTTATCACCGCAGGTTTGGCTGACATTGTTGGGCGTTGGATTGGCGGGAGCGATACGTCATGGTTGTTGGCACCCATTGCTTTGTTGGTTGGGGGCGTGGGCGACGACTGGCCTCGCATAGGCCGTTGGATCATTGCCCGCGTAGGCAGCGTGTTTGAGCGCCGGATCGGCGGGGGGCCGCAATGACCTGGGAAACACATCAAATCACAGCCATCGTCAATCTAGCGATCTGCATCGCTATTTGTGGCTCATGCATTTGCCGACTGACTCATGTCGGCAAGCACGACCTTGCGCGCAGGGCGCGGTATGCGTTGATGGTGGGCGGTTCAGTTACGTGCGGCTTGCAGCCTGTCTTGTTCGGTCAGTGGCCGAGCGTAGCGACGACGGTGTTTGCGGGCTGCATCCTGCTCAACATGATGATTAATGCGTCACGGTGGAGACGATCATGACACTACAGGACCAGCTCACAACTCAGCTGCGTCGTGACGAGGGCGAAGTACTGCACGCCTATCAGGATCACCTTGGCTACTGGACCTTGGGGATAGGCCGTTTGATTGATAAACGGAAAGGGGGCGGGATAACGCCTGATGAAGCAGCATATCTGCTCGCCAATGACATCAATCGTGTGTCAACCGAAGTCAGCGAGCGATTGCCCTGGTTTGAATCCCTGGACGAAGCACGGAAGGGTGTTCTGTTGAACATGGCGTTTCAAATGGGCGTGAATGGCCTGTTGGGCTTTAAAAACACTCTTGCGATGGTTGCACGCCATGACTATGCAAAGGCCGCAGACGGCATGCTCAACAGTCTGTGGGCGCGTCAGACTCCAGACAGGGCGCTGCGCCTATCAAAGCAGATGCGTACGGGGGAGTGGCAATGATAGCCATCCTTGATCGATTCAAGGGCTACCTGATAGCCCTTGGCGCAGCCATCCTGACGCTGATCGCTGTTTATGTTCGAGGGCGGAGCACTGGCCGAGCCACCGAACGGCAGGAACGAGAGGCCCAAATCAATAAACAGGCGGACGAAGCCCGCCTAATTGTTCAAGAGGTGCGCAATGAATCGGCTTCTAAGTCTGATGACGCTATTCTTGCTGAGCTTGAGCGTGACTGGGTGCGCAACAACTCAGACACGAATCGGCGTTGAATATTGCGATCACGCTTTCCCAATTCGGTTTGACACAGCGGAGGATGTGCGCTCGACGCCGCCCACGGTGAGGCGACAAATCCATGAGACCAATGCGACCTGGGCAAAGCTTTGCGGCAGGCGATGAAATTGGCAATAAAGTAGTGATTTGTCCCCGAGTACTTCTTTGTTTCTATTGGTTGGACTTTTAACGCAATAGATTGGAGCTTTTAACAGGCTCCTGAAGCCACTTCAGTGCAATCCCGTCAGTGCCCACGAGCCCGACGCCGACAGGCCCCAGCGCGTGCAGTTCACGCAACTCTAATGGATCGCTGTGCAACCATTCAGTGATTGGCTGCGCCTCAAGTGCGATATGGGGCGCTATATCTGAGATATAGCGCAGCGCCACGACGCGGCCGCCCAGGAGGGCACCAATGGCCCACTCGTCGCCGTCGTGGGAGTCTTGGAGGGATTCGGGGATGGGATAGATCATGGTGATCGTATGTTACTTCCAGTCTACCGCTTGCGGCTCTTTCTGCGTGGTGTGGCAATCGGCTGGACGGGGCCAACGAATTCCCTGAAAGGCGCATAGTGGGCGAACAGATTCCCACGCTCTGCTGATTTTCTTCTTATTTCTTCGTCTTTGAGTCGCCACCATCGCACCCCCGGCTCTTGTTCAAGCAGAACGACACAATGGCTTTTTGCGACGCCGACGAAATAGCTTAAGTCGGGATCTAGTCCTCGCAGATGCAGGTCCAAACTAATCAGCACTTCGTGTAGGCGGTGAATCTCCCAAAGCAAACGACGGGCGGCCGGATTGCTCTTATTAGCTTCCTGGATCGCTTGGAGTTCGCGAATTGTGAGGGCTGGATATCTTGGCAT